AGGTCGCGGCGGAAACGCTATAGGGGCGCGACGGCGTGGTGTAGGTACCTAGAGCGTTGGTCAGCGTCAGCTTGAAGTTGCCGGAAGCCGGCGGGATATTCCAGGCTACTTGCGTGGTATTTGTCGGCGTATTCCACGGCAGGCTTGGCGACGTTAGAATGTTGCCGGATGCGTCCAGGATTTGAAAAGTGAAATTGCCTGACGTTGGCGACGCCGTGAGCAAAATGATTTGGACGGCATTGACGGCAGCCAAAATGGTGACCGCGCTATCAAGCGTAAACTGAATACTGGAATTTCCTTGCATGGAAATTATAGAATTAACTGGCACCACGGTGCCGGGCGTGCCGTAGAGCACTAGACCATTAACGCCGTTAGTGTTGGTAGGCGCCGTCTTAGTGGGCGCCGCTGGCAGCCGCCTCAATCCGCTGAGAGCTAAAATATTATCGACGCTCGTGCCTTCCGCGCCGGACGGGTATTGCGACGTATAGACCGCTTCCAATTGCTCCCACAAGAGCGCCAGCCGTTCCGACGATATGCCGCTTAATTGACCGAAAAGCGCCTGAGCGGCGAAATTGATATTTTGCCCAAAAGCCGCCTGTATTTGCGCCTGTTGCTGACTGATAATGTCAGACTGGCGCATGATGACAAGACCATTGGGAGTCAGGCCGTAGGTGGTCATTTATGTAGGTGTCCCCGTTGCTACGGTGCCCGTGGGCAGGGTGCCATTGTAATTAACAATTCCTTGCGTAGTCTGAGCCGTGAAGTTGATTGCCAAAGAACGGAAAGCGTTATTTCGCGTGAAAGAGTAAGCCGTCAACGCCGTCACCCCTGGCACCGCTAAAATTTGGCTGATAAATATTGCGTCTATAATCTGTTGGTTTGGGTTTTTCGTCAATACACTTCCAAAGTAATCAATGCCGAGCGAAGTATTGAGAAACCACTCGCCCAGAAAAACCCCAAGCGTCTGTAAAATATTTTGCAGGATTGCCGCTGAACCGCTGACCGTAGCCAGGTCACCATTCACTAGGTAGACGTCGCCAAAGGTGGACGAAAGCGGATTGTTGTCTAAGGCAATGTCGTTAAAAGCGGCTGCCATGTTATTCCCCCGGCAAGCCCATTAAGGCGGTGAAGCTAGTCGTTAAAACCGTTAAGGCGGCCGTCGCCGCCGCTAGTGGTGCGGCGAAAGCCCCAAAGAGTGAGCCCGGCGTGGGCGTTGCCCCCGTCGATGCAATAGACGCAAACTCTGTGGCCAGCGCTGCAAAGGCAGTGTTTAGCGTGGTCATTGACTTCACCAAAAGCGCGTAGGTTTCCAGGGCCCCATTGCCTTGCATGAAGGTGCCACCCGGCTGCATTAGCAATTGGGCTAGCCCGTTATAAAGCACCAAGTCCAGCGGACCGCCAACGGTGGTTGGGGTAGCCGGCGGGGTATTGAGAGGATAAAGCCCAGGTACAAAAACCCCGTCAGATAAATCATGGGTCCGCACACTTCCCGGATTGACTTGGCCGCCTTGAACTTTCCAGACGTCTAGGCTTCGGTCGCAGAAAAGTGCAATACCCGTGTCGCCTACAGCTACAGGCAACTTAATCCCGTAGCTGTTGCCACGCGGTTGGATGACAGGCAAATCCTGCAAAACCGGCATTAGCACCGGTGCGGGCAGCGTCGAAAATGTTCGGAGCAAGAGCGGCTGAACGCTCACCCGGTTAAAAGTACCAGGGACGACGGCCACCACTTCCACCGGCAGCCATACGCGCGCGTCCCGTAGGGCTGCATCAATAAAAGCCCTCAGAACCACGTCAAGCGTCGGTGTCTCACCGTCGGTAGGTGTCGACGTCGGGCTATAGTCGTTGTCGGCTAAGCTCATGCTATGCTACCCGCAAATCCGGTTGACGACGAAACCTGTTGAGCCACCATTGGGGTGCATTCACAGGTGACGGTCCACTTGCTCTCGTGCGTGTCGCCGGAAAATTTAGAGGTTTTTATAATTGCGGTCTTGGTCGTAAATTTACTGACAATACTGACGGCCGCCCCCGGCACCAAGGCGGGGTTAATCAAGCTGACAAAAGTGATGACGTTATCGCCGCCGTTAGGTCCGCCAAGGTTTGGCGTGCCAATCAGCCCCGTGTCGACGCTCACTAAAACTGCGTCAACCGAAAGCTGTGTGCCCGGTGGTGCAATTTTAACGGTCTGACCGTCAACCCACCACCGAAGCCCAAGCTCTTTGACTACTATTTTATCCATAATGTCACGGCAAGCGCCGGACAGGGCTAGAGCCGAATTATAGGGAGTTGACGGCACGCCGATCATGGGGCCTTGGGTCAGACCCATGGCGGTAATGAGCGCCTGAAGCACTGAAGCCACCGGCGTGTTAGCGGGAAACGATTGGTTGAAAATACTTTCTTGAAGGTTGCGCTCCCCTTCGCCTGATTCAAGCGTGGTGATAATGTCGGCGCCTTTGCGCGAGTGAGTTACGCGCCAAATGTCAGCGTATGAGAAAATTGGAATAAGCGGGCCACCAATGCCCGCGTAGCCTAGGGCCAGGCTCATACGCGCGCCCATAAGATAGTCAGAACGAGACTGGTCGTTAAGATTGTAGAGGCTGATAGTGCCCTTATTGGCGGTAGCGAATGCCGTTTTTTCTATGTCGAAAGTTGTGCGTAGCGAGTCATAAGACACGGGGCCAGAAAAAGGGCTGATGATTTGCACAAGCCATTGACGATTAAATGCATAAGATTGGTTATCGAGGTCGTAAGCACTATCTTGAGAAATAGGCAACCCTTCCGGCGACAAGTTTGGCGTCGGAATAATGTTGCTATTTACTGGGTCAAAAAGTGACATTTACGCTCATGTGGTGGCTGTTGGATCTAAGTAATAGGCCAAATGATCTACACCAAAGGAATACCGTGTGGGTTGCGTGCCCTGGTTTGTGCTGTCTAAAACGAAAAACTGACCCGGGGGGAAACCCGGCAGGTAATTAAACTGCCCGGTGAGGTTGCGGTTAATCAAGAGCGGCACTGAGTCAAGAATATCGTTATTCATGGAGTCGGCTATGTCCATTATCCACCGGTTCATGCGGGTATTGAACCGAAAGCGTTGCACGTATTGCGTGGCCGAAAGGCTTATGAAATACAGGTACCACGGCACGTCGTTGGCCAGTGGCAGCACGACTAGCTCTTGACCATTTGAAAGATTGGCATTTGGTCCGGCCATTTTACAGCCCCGCAAGCGGCAGCGGCGCATTGCCCGCTAACCCGGCATTATAGTTGGCTACTACCCCTGAGCTTGGCCCGGTTGCCGATTGCTCACCTTTATTTGACTGGCTTGCCGCAAGGTCGGCGGCAGCGAATTGCCCGATGTTAACCGTGGTCGGTGTCACTAGTAGCAGTTGCACCAGGTCAAGCTCAAAGAAAACCGCGTTGCCGCGCTGGGCGTCGCGCGGCACTGATAGCTTTTTCACCCACATGTTTTTATAGGTGTAGAGCGTAGTCTGTACGGTGAACGGCAGCTTAAGATTTTGCAGATTGAGCAAGCTTTGGTAAGCCGTGTTGGCCGGGGCAAAAGGGTTAGGAATAAGCGGCAGCGCGGCGAGAGCGGCGGCATTTTTGCCGAGCACGCCCACCGGTGGAGCTACGGCCGTAGCTACCGTAGTGACTGCCGCCGTTGCTAGGCCGGCCAGCGAGCTAAGCGGCGAGTTAGACACAATCCCTTGGATGTGGAGGTTAAACGGCTTCACTACAATGTGGTCAGAAATTGTGTCGCCGTTTTCTGTCTCAAATTCCGTGACAACGCTTTCCCGGCTATGGGTTTCCATAATGGAACAATCAAAAGCCACAATAGGAATTTGCGGCTCTTGCTGCATAATGACAACGTGGTCACCAAATATGGAAGCTAAACCGCTCAAGTGTTAGCTACCTCCCGCCGGTAAACTTTGATAAGTGCCACGCATGATAAATTCAAAAAGCTTTTTGTGCGATGCTTCGGCGGCCGCTTCACCAAGCTCCCGCGCCTGTTGCACGGTCGCGCCCGGGGGAATGTAAATGTTATTGGTGATAGGGGCGTCAATCGACGCGCCAGCCACGTTGGGTGTGTCTTGCGGTTGAGGTAGTGCCGCACTCGGCGTTGTGGCTAAGCCAGTGCCACCGCCAAAGAGTTTTTTTGCCCCGTTGTATATAGCATCGGCAGCGATGCCAGGTAGAGTTTCACCTTCGCCTTGGTTGAGTACGGCATTTAACGCCCGCGTACCGTAAGATTCTTCGTTATTTTGCTTGCCGACGATGCCACCGGAATCTTCGGCGGAAAGCCCATACCCCACCATTGAATTAACGTCGGCTAAAGATTTGGTGCCCAAAATATCCGGGACGACTTTAAGCAACGCTTTGAGAAAGCCCTTAGCAATTTCAAAACCAATGGACGCAGCAAAGCCACTAACAATCAGCGCAATATTGAGAGCACTTTTTATGGCTTCCGCGAAGGCAGTTGAGCCAAGCATTGACTGTAAAGCGTCTTCGAGCTTTTTCAGATTTTCGTCGCTGAAAGCTTCCTTGACTTTTTTCTCTAATAACTCAAAAACGCCGGCCATACCTTCTGCTTTAAAAGCCTGTTTAATGGCGCCAGACATGCCAAGAAACCGTTGCGTCAGCCCCGCCACTAAGCCGCCGGCATAAGCCAGCATGTTGGAAAGCACGGTGAGCCAAACGTGAATGCCTGAGCCAATGACGTTTTTATTGGCACCATATAGCTCGGTAAACTTGTCTATAAGGTAGGTAAACGTCGGAGCGACGAAGGAAGCAATCTGCGCCCCTATGGCGTGCATTACGGCGTGAAGCTTGACGAAGGCGTGTTCGACCTGCACCAGGGCGCCAATCTGCGGGCCGCTCAGTTGCAGCCCTGGTTTTTTTAACTCGGCTGCCTCTTCGCGGATAGCCGCTGGCCCTTTACCGAGGAAGGCGATAAGACGCGTACCACCGCGCCCGAGCATTTGCTGGGCGATCGCCATACGCTTAATCGGGTCTTCGACACTAGCTAGCGCGGCCGACACACCATAAAGCGCGTCTTCGGTGGTTTTAAACCGGGTGATTTGCTCCCCGGAAATACCAGCCTTAGCGAATTGCTCTTGGGCTTCCTTGCTGCCGGTCTTAGCCGCGTAAAGCTGCCGCGCTAACCGCGCCAAGCTTGTGCTCAGCATTTCTTGGCTGACGCCGCTTTTCTCAGCCGCGTAATTTAGACCTTGGAGTGATTCAGTCGTCATCCCCAGGTTTTCGGCTGTTAGGTGTAGCTCTTCACCCCAGTGAGCAAAACGCTCCGACAGTTCATATAATTTAGTGACGGCTTCAAAGCCAATGATTAGATTCAAACGCTCTTTAATCGCGTCTAAACCCTTTTCTAACTTTTCGAGCGGGGCCTCCTCGATTTCAAAACCGATATGGGCTAAAAGCTCGCTTATGATCATCGGTCATTCCTTTGCGCCGCTCGCCGTTTAGCGTCTTCAACCGCCGCGCACTCAAGGTCATGCTTAACGTCTAGAGCTTCATGGCAGTCTTGTAGGTCGGTGACGCTCCATTGAGTTTGTATTTCAATCAATGAGCAACCTCCCTCTAGGACGCACCGCCATATTTCCCAAGGTACCGAGTCAGGCGCTACCGGCGAATAACCGCCGGACCCTTGACCGCCGTGACTGCCGGCCCGGACATTTGGGCGGACACGGCGCCTAAGAAATTTCCGTATTGTGCCTCAAGAGCCGCGCGCACCACTTTGGCTAAATGCGCTAGACCTTCCGCGCCACGAAAATGCTCGTCAAAAATAACTTTTTTGTGGTCACAAAGGACACCGTCACCGCTGACCAAGGTTTTTATCAGGCGTATGGCTTCGTCCGTGCCTTCACCACTAAGCTGAGTAATCAGGGCGTGGACGGCTTTAGCGAGCACGTCGGTGTTGACCTCGCGCTGGCCGAAAGGGACTTTAGGCGCACCTTCCGCCGGCGCGTCTTTAAAAAATACCCCAAGCGCCAGCATGAGCGGTTCACCAATAATGCGGGCGAGGTGGCTCAAGGTTTTAAGCCCTACCGTCGTGGTGAATTGCTGAAACTCGTAAAGCTTATCGTCGACCGTGACGCCAACCAACTCTCTCATGTGCTTATACCTCCGACAAAAATTGACAAGCTAGAGGTGTCTAGCACCCACTCATATACTTGGACTTCCCGGCGCCACATAACTTTTGGGAAGCGCTTGACCCAGCAAAAAACCGAGGTAAAGAGAGTAGAGCCGTTGCCGTCGCGCGCCAACAGAGGGACAGCGCCAGCGTCGCCAAATTCGTCAAGCTCAGTTAAAAGTGAAAGCTCGTCATTTGACGGCGAGCTTTGCATGAGCTTAATCGTAAGCTTCCCGGACCTATTGGTGGTTTTAATTCGAGTCGTTTCACCGCCGACGCCGACATATTTGGTGTAGGCGTCGACGTCGCGCTCAACTTCAAGGAATTCGTCGTCAGCAAAACCGCCAATGATATACCCGCCAACAATGAGTTGGATTTTTTTGGGGTCATAATTTAGGACGGTGTTAGCAGCCACGAATTATCAATTGCCCCCGACAAAAACGGCTAGAGCGCCACAATCAATAACCCATTCGTTTTCATTGGTGTCTTTTTTCCATTCCGATTTAGCCATTTTCTGGACCCAAGCCGATTCGCTGCTAAAAATGGAGCGGCCCGAGCCGTCCTTAGCAGTAAGTGGCACGATGCCGCCGCTACTAGCTTCGTCCAGCAAAGCTAAGTTTGATAAGACGTCGTTAGACGCTGAGGATTGCATAAGACGGATAGTAACTTTGCCCGTCTGCACGTTATTTTTGGCGCGGGTCGTAATGCCGTCCACCCCGGTCTTTTTGGTGAAGGCTTCCATATCGCGCTCAACCGAGACAAACGAGTCATCGGCAAAACCAGAAATAATATTACCGCCTAAAATCAGGCTAAAAGCTTTTGGGTCGTACTGTAAAACAACATTGGCTGCCATGGTTTATTTTCTCCCCTTGGTTTGATTGATTAAACGCTGACAACACCATTGACGACGATATTTTGCATGGCACCAGTCAAGCGGCAAGACCAAGCGACCGAGCCGGCCGGTACGTAGCGCATAGCCCGGTCATTCGACGGGATGCTAGCCACGGGCACCGCGTTGACGACGATGGAGCTATAGTCAACACCGCCGGTGCCGCCGTTGTCGCTGCCCTGCACGAGCGTTTGGCGCACGGCATTTTCAACGACCGTCAGGCCCTTATCGGTGTAAGGGATTTTCGGATTGTTGACGAGCAACGCGAAAATGTTGGTCTGCATGGTGACACGCAGCCAGTCAATGAAAATGGTTATGTCGATATATTGACCGCCGGCCATGATGCCACTTTGGGTGATATTCACCCCGCCGACGGTTTGGTAGATATTGACATTTTTTCCAGTGCCGACGCCGGGCACGCCGATCATGTTAGTAACTTGACCAGCGGTAAACGTGTCGGGCGAAACACCGACGATAGTTTTTAGATCCCACGTGGACGCGCCCGGAGTTTGCGGCAACTGCCCACCAAGCCAGCCGGCGTCAATACCGAGATTATAGCTACCGGGCGAGTATATGCAGGCGGTACGCGTATAGCTCAAAGCTTTAAGCTGGCTAGCGAGGTCTGTCGTCAGCGACGTCGGGATATTGGAGTCATTTGACGAGGCCACAAAAATACGGTTGCCGGTGGCCTCGATAAACGACGCGGCTTGCAGAATGTCGTAAGCTTGATTGGAAGCCAAGCACATGCCATACCAGTTGGAGCCACCGGTAGCATTGACGATATTATTTAAGTCGTTGGCGATGCCATTGACCGGCGTGACGTTGACGTGCGTCAAATCGGTGTCGACGGCGGTGTAAGAAATCCCCAAGCCCGGCGACGCACCGGTGATGGTGAGCAAGGCGCCCGAGCCCGTGCCAGTCACCACGCCCACCCCCGGTGGTGTCGGCGTAATCGCCGCAAGCTGAGTGTTTAGCGCGGTCAAGATTGATTGCTGAGTGTCCGAGCTTGAAAGGTAGCTGAGCAAGTGGCCGTTGATAGTAAAGACGTAGGTGTGGCCTGTACCTATGAGCGTGCTGACGGCGATAGTGTCGACCTGGGCCACGGCCACCGTGCGCTGTCCGACTCCGAAAAGAGTCGGCGTCAGAGCTTGCTCCATCATAACGGACGCATACACGTATTCAATATCCGACGTCACGTAGCCGCCCTGAAGCATCGACGCCGCACTGGTGAAGTAGGTTAGCGTGCTAGGCGCATTGGGGCCGACAATCAGCGGAATGCTGAAAGACGGTTGCTGCACGGCGGCCGTTTGTTGGGTGATGACAATGTTAACAATCTGGTCCAATGCGCTCATTATTTTTCCCTCGTGATTTAAGGCTGAGTAACGGTGTCAGTTAAAGTTGTCTCTTCACCCTGGTCGGAAGTCACTTCACCGGTGACCGTGACCGATTCAATGTAGCTAAGGTCTTCATTGACGTTGGCAGCAACGCCAAAAGCGACGTCCATTTGTGACCTGCCCTCAAAGCCAGTATTGAGCAAGAGGGATAGGTCGTTGACGTTGCCGTTGAGCCATACGGCAATGCCGCCGGCCCGCAAGTTGGCTTGCGTAGTTTCCGTTTCAAGGGCGGATTGCACCACCGACATATAATTGTAGGCTTCCTCGTGCTCGTTGCCGAAGCAATTAAACTGCACCGTCATCTTGCGTTGCCCACCGACATTCCAGCCGCTCGTGCCAGGATTCTGCCAGTGGGCATCGTCACCTTTTTTCACGGCTGGCCCGATGGTGCGAAGAGACATATATGGCTTGATCGGCCGGTTGACGCCTTGGGTCTCAGGCTGGTCAACTATGCAAGTCAGCCCCGTCACGCGCTGCACTTCGTCGATAAGGGTTTTCCTTAGCGAGAAAAAGTTGAGCGGTAATGTGGGAAGCTTGGCCATTAAAACTCACGGCGTTGCAAAAGGTCCGACGTCGATTCGCATGATTCGTACTTGCTGGTAGCTGCCCCAGTTTTGGAGCCCTTGCACTTCATAGTTAGCCCCGCACCACACGACCCGGTCGGCGATGCATAGCGGGGCGCCCGGCGTCCAAAGCCAATACTGTTCTTTGAAACGGTCACCTTCCGGCACTAGTAGCAGGTCGCGCGCGCCCATGGGCTGGACGTTGGCAGCGATTTGAAACTCTTTGACTTGGGTGACGACGGGCTTACCGTCGATGATTTGAGTAGTTAAATTGCGAAAGACGGGCAGATTATTGCCCTCTTGAATAATCCTAACTTGGTCTTGCAGTTGGATCATTCGAGCACCACCTTAAACTCTATAGAGCGCAGTAACAGGCCAGTTTCCACAAGCGTGCGTGGAGCAACGCCTTCGGCCTTTTTCTTGGCCACCGTGCTCGGGGCATTTTCGGGAGGGACATTGGAATTAATTTTGTTTTTAATTAGCTCGCGCACGCGAAAGCCAATGGTGCTAAGAGCTTTTTGCACCGTGATTTTACCTTCAATGACTTCCTTGAGGAGGTCGGCGCGCCAGTGGTTTATGTCGGCTTCGTGTTCGGCAAGCGTGGAGCGAAAAAATGAACGCGCCGGAATAGTTTCCGTGCCAAATTCATTCCATAGCGCCACTTGAAACACTTCCAGCCCTCCCTCATATTCCCCTGCGTCTTCATGCACACCGATCGACACATATGCTTTCTTGATGCCTTTTAGCCGTTCTTTGAGCTTTTTCAGCTTTTCGTTATGCTCAGTGATCTTGACGTGAGCTTTCAGCATTAGCCCGGCCCAGAGTAAAGCCAAAAATAACACTCACCGCCCAAAATCCACGGTGACGTCAGATTATTTTGCATCATGTGGTCAGTGAAACTTGGGCGCACGCGGTCCGCATTCTGATTAGTGGCCATTACTTGCGCGATTGAAATGCCGCCGGCAAACGGCGTCGCGTCTTCGGTGGCTAGGCGGTTTACCAGGTCGTTGCGAAGGTCGCGGAAGGCTTTAACGCGCTGCGAGTAGGACAGCTTTACCTGCCCAACGCTTTCGTCGACCAACCGGGTCACCTTGGCCATAATCATTTCACAACAGCGGATAGCGGCATTAATCGGCGTGTTATTGTATATATTGAGCACGTACTCAATCTCGCCGTCTTGCAAAAGCTGATTACGCTGATCCGTGTCGCCAATGTAAAAACGCGTTGCGTCTTTGGCGCTCAAACCAGGGTTGCCGCTATAGGTCCAAGTCAAGGCTTAACGCCCCTTTTTGCGGTTATGATCGCGAGATGGTTTCTTTTCGGACGCTTTCACGGTAGCTTTAGCTTCGGTCGGCGCCGGGGCTGGGACCGGTGACGCCGGCTTAAGGGGTGCCACGTCAACGGTGACGCTGGCGTGGCTACCCTTAAGTTTTGGCGCGTCGGCAATTTTTCGCAAAATGCCTGTGCGAATATGGAAATGCAGTATGTTTTCTGGCCAGTTTTCGGCGTCCGGTACAACTTGGCCACGGCGGACCACCTGACCAGACTTGAGTTTAAGCTCACCCTTTTGGCACACGTACATACTGCAAACTCCACTATTACGGTGTGCCGAGCACGTTAACGAAGAGCATTCCGACGTCAGCCGAAACCAGCTTCATGGCGAAAGACATTTCGCCCTCAATCCGGTCCGAAGCCAGGGGCTCCATACGGAAAGACTTAATGCGGTTGCCGTAGGCGCCCGCGCCGTAAAGACCTTGCCACGAGAAAATGTAGCCACCGGACGGCTGCAAAATCGACGGGGCCGGGTTGGCATAAACCAAGAGGGCTTGGTTTTTGGTGATGTACTGGCCGGCGAAGGTCGCGCCTTCGGCCGCGGTATTCACCACGCCGTAAGCAACCAAGAATTTTTCGACGCCAAGCACTTCGGCGAGCAAGTCCGTGGTCACGACACCGCGTTGGGTGTACTTAATACGGTCAAGCACGGCCGGGCAGTTGCGGAGCGCGAAAAATACGTCGGGCGACACAAGCAGCGTATTGGGCATGTAGCCCGTTTGGCTCTTGACGTACTGCTTTTGGAAATCGACGTCATACATTGGGTCAGCCGCGTTGCTGTCCCATTGCGTGCTCGGCGAAATGTCGCCGCCCGTGCTAGAGCCCGTCCACACGCCCGTGGCCATGTAGGTGCCCAAAAATTGAAGCTCACGACGAAGCATCAAGTTTTGAGTGACGAACAAGGTCGCGTCACGATCCATATTCAGGGGCTCGTCAGCGTTGGCCCTCGTCTGGTCGTCAACGTCTTGGTGCGCGGCCCACACGTCGCAGTAATACGACGGCGTATTATCAACGTGGAAACCGCTACCAGCCGACTCGGTTGCCGGGGCGCGCTTATCCGCGACCGTGCGAAACCAATAATCTTTGGTGTAGCTGAAGTACCGGTCTGACTGTTTCATGACCGGGACAATCGGAAAAACCTTGTCGGCCACGAAATCGGCCGCTTTTTGAATATAGGCAATGCTGATATTCGTAAGCGGGCGGTTTACGTGGACGTCGCTTCGTGTCGGTTGAGGCATTGAATATTCGCCTTTCTTTTAAAAATGGTTTTGTTATTGCTTGCCGTAGCCGTAAAGCAAGACCGACACGATAGTGCCCGAGACGCCGGCTTGCAGCGCCTTAGCCACACCAAAGTTGCCGCTGGTAGCGGTAATCAGTTGGCCCGAGCTATCGCACATCAGGATAGCGCCAATGGAAAACGTGCCACCGGCTTGCGCCTTGGTGACGCCGTGGACCATGACCGTGCCCGCTTCCGCGAGTTGCGGGTTATTTTGGAGCACGCCAAGGCCGGCAGCGCCACCCGACGGCGCCACAAGCGCGGCCGGACCCAAGAGCCCGGCGCCCGACGCGGCGGCAACGTCCACGAGCGTGTATTGCCACGTCGCTTCGCTTGACATGTCAACGTTGGCTTCCAGCACGCCAAAGTTGAATTTTGGGATTTCATACGCTGCATTGTTTGTGATTGTCATGGATTAGATGCCCCCGCGTGCAGCTTGGTGTTGCTTATAGAGCGCTTGGCCTTCCGGCGAAAATAGCGCCCGCTCATACTTTTGCGCGTCGGTCATTTTTTCGCCGCTTTTGGCAACAATGCTGTCACCGAGCGCGGCAATCTTGCGGTCAAGGTCGGCTTCCGAGTTGCCGCCCTTGGGCAGATTCGAGCCAAGCTCTTTAAAGAGATTGGACTTGGCCGCTTGCTCGTTAAGCACGCTCAAGTTTTTTTCGACCAATTCCAGCGCTTCCTTGCCTTGCGCATCGGCGCCGGTCAGCATGGCCACGATTTGGTCTTGCGGCAGCGCCAGCGCCGTGAAAGCCGAAGCCTTCGCGACGATTTCACGCTGACGGTCCTTCACTTCCGCGTCTTTGACGCGTTTTTCAAGGTCAGCGTTCTTTTGGACCAACTCAGCGTTGGACTTGAAAACGCCTTCCAGTGTCTCACGGGTCTTCGGGTCAAGACCTTCGAGAGACGGAGTATCACTTGCTGATTTGCTCACGTGTTCCTCTCCGTTGTTATCGACGGCCGACCCGTCTTTTTTCTTGTTCACACTATCGGGCAACTCGGTCTGACCATCACCGGCACCGGTTTCAGGCCCTTCCGGGTTTTCCTTCACTTCATAGCCGCTCGCTTCAATGACCTTATGCACCAGGTCCGCCGGGATTTCGTCGACGTGCGGCCCAAGGATGCGCGCGGCAGCTTTCAGAGCGGCTTGCGCTTCGTCAGATAAGGAAGCGGGCGCCGGGTTTGAATCACCGACAGTGCCGCCAGCGCGCACCTTACCGTCGCCGCCACCGTCTGGCGCTTTGGCAACTTTACTGGTGCCGTAGCTGGTCATGCACTGTTGAACCCGTTCCATCATTTTCGGGTCAGCTTTTCTGATTTTTGCCATAAGTTCCCCAAAACGAGATTTTTTTACTTTCTTAGATGCTTGATAATGTTGCTCCGCGATCGCATGATGCTTGTCGCTTGTAGCTTGGTGCTCACGTACTTTTGGGTCACTGGAAATTGCCGCTGCCTGTTCAGGCGTGCGATAGTGGTCACCAGCGGTGCGTGCAGCCTGAAAAGACGGATGGGCCATCATCGCCGCATGAGCGTCCATGCCTTTTTCCGTGTGCGCGTGAAAGGCGTCCATATGGTCTTGGCTTGACCAGCCCTTGGTGCTTTTTTCGCCCGTCTCGTGAATGTCTTTACCCGACGTAGTTTTCCCTATGGTCTTGCCTTCGCCCTTTTTACCTTCGTCTTTTTTCTCAGGCTCTTTCTTGTCACCGCTGCCGCCGCCCGGCTTGCGCCCGCTGCCCGGTCCGCCCTTTTCAACGGGATCAGCTTCCATATCTTTCCCGCCCCTTTTAAATATTAAAAACCGCCGGCGGTTGGCGCCTTGCGGAACTAGACTAACTTCGGCAGCTTCCAATGTGTGCAACCGAATGGCTTTTTGTATGCGAGAGAGTGTTGACATTAATGTTGCCTCAATTCATTCGGTCGCGCAAGCCAAGACCACCAACGCTGACGCCTTGATATTCGCCCTTTTCAACTTTTTTCCACTCGTCTTTGTCGAAGACTTTGATGCCGATGCACCACGAGCCTTTTTTTACGGTTTGCGGACCATACTGCCCGTTGCCGTCAAAGTCGCACGGCGCGATATAGCTTTCCACCGGCGCGGCTTGAATAGCTTTGGTGTGGTTTGAGCCGATGACGCGCGATTTTAGTAAATACTCGTGCGCCGTCTTTTCAATTTCGTCGGCGTCCATAAAATCATCTTGCTCGTCAGCTTCGTCGGGCGTGAGCACGACGCAATAGACAATTTGTTGAGACGCGACAGCTTTAAAGATTGGGCAAAACTTGGTGGTCTGGAAACCTTCACCAGTGAGAGACTTGGCGATGTATGCTGATTTACCTATAGGCTTATGAATACGCGTAAGCTGGTCAACAGAAAAACCCGGACCACCGCGCCGCTCAGCTTCATGCCGAATGGCAAACATGCGGTCACTTATGGCATCCATTTCTTTTGTTAGGGGGTGATTGGGCTGTTGCTGGCGCATATCCGATGGGCGCATTGTGCCGAAGCCAGCTTCAATTTGCGCGCTAGTATTCTTTGATTGTTTTTCATGAAGCGAAGCGTATTCTTTTTTAAGCTCACCAACTGACATGGTGGCCGGGTCTTTTTTCTCTTTAGGCTTTTTGCCTTCACCGCCCTCGCCTGGGTGTGGTCCGCTACCCGGTCCACCCTTGGCGACTAGCGCCCCTTGCGAGGGATAACCATGCCGCCGATTACCCGCGCCAGTTGTCGTGCTGTCTTCAGAATAATAGCTGTCAACGTCAGAGGCGAGTAAAGTATCCGACCCAAGATTGTCTTGCGCGGCAAGACCGATTCGAGGCTGAGCGTCATCGGACGCGGCTGCGTCAGGATTCGCGAGGCGAGAGAAGACGTGGTAATGCCATCGCGTGTCATTATCGCCTTCGGGGAAACCGGTGTCACTGTTGTCGCCGGCCGCGTCTTTGCCAACCTCTTCGGGCGTGACGTCTGCCAGTCCTTCAAGCTGGCCTGCATCATTCGAGATATCAGAAGGTCCCTCATAATAAAACTGACCTCCGGGCATGAGCACGCGCTGAATTTCAGACAGTAGCGGCTTAATGTCGCCACCGTGGTCAACCGTGTGCAGCGCGTTCACCATGCGGACATTGGAAGCGCAACCATCGGGGAAGGGCAACCCGCATGTCAAATCATGGACGATAGTACCGTGATCGAATTTGTACGTGTCCACACCCAAATAACCTGATTGCCGAGCTTGACCGCTACCGAGGTCAAGGTTGAGCCCGTCGCCGACGTCTTCGCCGTCTTCGGCGCGGGCGTCTTTGTAGTGGTCCGGGTCTTCAGCAAGATTAGCGGCGGCAATGGCTCGGTGGGTGTCGTGGTCATTGTCCCCCGCGTCTTCAGCTTCATAGTCCATGCCGCTGACAAGATTTTGATAGTCGTGCAGCCACGAGCCGTCTGGCGCGTCGTCTTTTTCGACCGGCTCGGCCAGCCCGAGCGCGTGCATTAAAATATTATGCTCGGGTGGCACGTGCATATTTTCGGCGATATCGTCCGGCAAACCGTCGGCCGTATTGACCCACTGCCACCGATGCACTTCACCGTCAGGGTCCCCCTGCATGGTGGTGGGCGGCCGATCATCGTCGGTCAGGTCTAGGCCAAAGCCTTGCACGTGTAGCGGTAAGCCCGCTTTGTCGGTTTTTTCATTGACGTCGGTAAGAGCGTCAAGCCTGTCCGTTTCAATTCCAGCCTCTTCGAGTAATTCCCGAAGCGCACCACTATGGAAGTCTTCGCCGTCGTCAACATGCCCACCGGGCATCGTCCACTTACCATTGTCACGACGCTTTCCCATGAGCAAGTGGTCACCGTGCATGACGGCAACCGACGCCACACGGCGCGGACTAGCCTTTTCAATGTCGTCATAGTCTTCGTCGTCTTCAAGGTCTTCGTCTTCGTCGTCATCAATATTGTGCCGGCGCTTTTCAACGTCATCGTCGTCTTGCTCGTCATCGTCGTCGGGCTCGGCACCAAAAGGTTGGGGCGCGTCCATGGTCTTGCGGCCGATGGCGGCGTGAATAAATTCCGCTTCGAGGTTATTGAGCGGCGGGTCGGTGTCAGTATTATCGACGTCATTCTTTTTAAGACGACGGCGCGAGCCTAGCGGTGCATTCACATGCACGTCGCTTGACGTTGGTTGACCTTTGCCCACGACGCGTTTAACCGCGTCAATCACTCTGCCCATTGTCTCTCGCCTTCCTTGGCTCGTGACGTCTTTTTATCGCTCTATTTCTGTCTCACCAAAATGCAGTGCCATACTGCACTGGCAACTCGGGTGAATTTCCGACGGCGTCTGCACGTACTCAACTGTGCCGTCGGGGTAAGTGACTTCAAAAGCGTCGTCAATGCCAACACGCGTGCCGTCCATTGGCTCGCATATAGGGCAAGGGGCGCCGTCCACTAACCACTCTTTCTCAGCCGTCTCTCTATCAATATACCCTTGATTAACACCTTCGCGCCAGACTGACAACTGCCCTTGATTGATCGCCCCCCTGGTTTCGGTGCGGGCGATATTCATGGCGCGATAGTCCAAAAGCTTGTCGGCGTAGGCGTCAGCTAGCTTTTCGACCTGAGCCGGCGCAACTTTAGCTTCCACCAAACCCTCGCGGTATTTTTCCACGGCGAGGGCGTGACTTGGCAATAGTCCAATAGACCCTTTGATTTGGTCGGCGACTTGGCGCGGGGTGACGGCTGTGGTGAAAGACCGGGTCACTGCATCCCGAATGACGGTCTTGGTGTCGGCGTTGACGCGGGTGACTAACTCGGCCGTGCGCTTTTGCAGGTAGGTCCGCAATACCGGGTTTTCCACGTCGAAGCGCAGCTTTTTATTGATGTTTGGCGGCAAGATTTCAAGCTGCATTTCCCCGGCTTTTTGGGCGGTGCGCGCCACTGCCGCATTGGCTTTGCCCAGGTCACCGGGCAGCTTATCCCACGGAATATGGGCAAAAAGTTTGGAATAGTCGCCGCTTTTCCACGCTCCCATGAGGGCTTCCGCCGAAACCCGTTTTTTAAAAGTCCTAAAGCCCGACACCAAGTCCAGACGCATGGCGTTAGACATAAACTTTTGCAGCGCTTCCGAGCGCCGTTGTGTCTCGGTCACTTTGGTGCGCTTGCGCGGCTTCCGCTTATTTGGCGGCTTGTCGGACGCTTTGGCGATGGTGGAATAAAATTGCAGGCTCAACTATTTCTTTTCCCACTTGGCTTTCTTGACTTCAACTTTCGGGGCTTCGGTCTTCGTCACCGGGGTAGACGCGGCAGCGGTGGTAGTCTCGACAGCCGGGGCAGCGTCGGCAGCCGGCGGGGGCTTACGGTCGGTTGGGCGCGGCGCGTCGGCGGCGTCAACGGTTGATCGCACGTAGGGCCGGCTTGGTGGGGGCTCAGACGGGCGCGTGTGCGCGGCGGCACGGGGCGCGCCGGTAGCGGTGTGGTGGTCATCACGCGCGGGCGGTAGCACACGCGGGGCGGGCTTCGGTAAATCGACGGCGGTAAGCGTCTTGGCCTTGGCGCCAATGGTTTCCAAGATAGCGGCTTTTGATTCGGCCACATTTTCAAGGTCACGGCCACCAAAATTAAGCACCGTATAAACATGTCCATTGTGTTGGTCTTTAATGACGTGAAAGGATTTAACCGCGTCTAAATTATAGTCCCGTTGGGCGCCGAGTTTAGAGCCACCAAAGCTGCCCGGGATATAGGGCGTGAGCGTCACTAGCATCATAGTTTTTCTACTCCATATAGGCGGGCGATTTCCCGTTTATCTTTTTTGATAGCCGGACGCGCCGGCCACCAACTTTGCGACATGTCCATTTTTGCGGGAATAATAGCGCCCGTCCTAACTTGCTCAGCAATCCACTTATTGCGGTCTTCGCGCTCAACTCTCACCCGGCGCTGCAACTCTGATTCTTTCATTTTTTATTACCTAGAAAGCTTCGGTTTTTATTACCTAGAAAGCTTCGGTTTTTATTACCTAGAAAGCTTCGGTGTTGGTCGGTTTCCTCGGTGGTGCCGCTGGTGTTGTCGTAAGGCGGTTGCTGCCCGACTTCCGAAATGGGCTCCGGGCCAAGCTCGGCTTCCGGCCCTTGGCGCCCGGCACCCATAGGCTGTTGCGCACCGCTGCCAACGTCATCGTCTTTTTGCTCGTCAGGCGTGCCAGCCTTACCGCTCGGATCCTCAATAAAGGTTTCCGTTTCCTCTTCGGGAGTGTCCGACGTCGGCAGCCCGGCAATTTCCATTAGGTGCTTTTGGGCGTCGGGGCCTTGGGCCAACATGATGCCAGACTGAGCGCAATTGCGAAGGAAGGTGCCAAGCTCGTTAAGGTCAACACTGCCCAAATTGCCATGTTTGATTTTGGGGTAGTCGGTGATTGAAAAGTCATTAAGCGCAAAGAGGCGCGGGATAGCATACCGATTGAAAACGTCGGCAATAATGTCAAGGAAAGAACCGATAGCAGTTGCGAATAGATTGGTCTTTGAACTAGAAAGCGCAAAGCTGCCCACCTTGTCTTGACCAAGCAACATGAAGTCGGCAAGCACGGTCATAGCCATGCGCTGGTCATAGCGGTTGATAATTCCCGACGTGTCAAACTGTCTCGTGCCGCCGGTCGATAGTAATTTTAATTCAAAACGTAGTTTGCCGCCCGCGTCATAGTCCATCGGCATAATGACGCCCTCTTGGGCGTTGCGCCGAATGTTGGTGACGATATTGGTGATGGCAGCAAGCTGGGCTTTTTGGTCGGCGCTGGCATTCTTGGACATGATTTCGGGCGGCACCAGCGCCATGGGCAAGCCGGCAAGGTCGCGCTCAACGCCGACGGCTTCAATATTTTCAATCTGTTTTTTCATCCACCAGCTTCGGTAAGCGCCGCGTAGTACGCTTTGCCCTTCCGGATTATTCTTGAAAGTCGTGGTGCGAAAGAGCAACATTTTTTCAACCGGTATGGTTATCCGGTAGTAGTGCGGCGGGGCTAGTTGCTCAACGCCCTGAATGCCGCCATTGTCGTCAAACTGCCAACGGTAAATACTGTCTTGCGAGCGAATCGGGATTTTACGCCAGCCAATCCGGCCGTCTTCGTACTTAGAGCGCATGGACGGGTCAAAGACGTCACCGCACCGGCGCTTATAAACAATCTCGTGAACCGAGTAACCGTATTGCAGCATGGACAGGATTTCGGTGAGCGTGTCAATCCACGTGCTAGACATGTCGTTCATGCACGTTTCAAGAAACTCACCGGCGGCTTGGTCTTCGCGGTTGGACGATGACGCGGCTTCCACGAACCACTTGACGCGCCGGCAGAGCATGGTGATGGCAAAAAGAATGGCGTAGCAAGTCGGGTCATTCCAACCCATTTCCTTGTACACTTCAATTGCGCGCTCGCCTGTAAGCTCTTTAAGGAATTCCTCGTACAAAAAACCTGAAAATCTCTTAAGACCGGTCTGGCCTAACTCTCGCATATCCATTTGTGGCTGTCCACCTTGAACGCCTTGTGCCGCACTGGCCGTATCGTTATTCTTTTTTATCTCTTCAGCCATGGGTCACCTCTTGACAAACTGCATACTTAAGTTTAGAAAGGTTTTTCAAGAGGAGGCATACGTGATTGGTAGAAAGTTTTTTCGGTTGACCGTGATTAAACAGCTTGATTACCGAACTTGGCATTGCTTGTGTGATTGCGGCAATACAAAGGACGTACGCACGACTCACTTGACCCATGATCAAGTTAAGTCGTGCGGTTGCTGGCTTAGGGAATTCCGGCGCACTCATGGGCGCAACCTTGACCCGGTTTATAAAAATTGGAATGCTATGCGGCAGCGATGCGACAATCCAAACGCTTTTGCTTTTAAAAGATATGGCGGCCGTGGCCTTCGCGTTTGTAAGCGTTGGGAAAAATTTGAAAACTTCATACTGGATATGGGCGAGCCCCCTAGCCCAAAACATACTATTGATCGAGTAGACGGCAATAAGGGGTATTGCAAAAGTAATTGCCGCTGGGCTACTAGACTTGAGCAATCGCAAAATCTTGTTACGAATCGAAACATTACTTATAAAGGTAAAACGCTTAGCTTGTCCGCATGGGGGCGTGAATCGGGCATAGGCATGAAAACGCTGCAGTATCGTCTTGACCAAGGCTGGCCACTCGATAAGGTGTTTACCCCACCGAAAAAAGATGGCCGCAGCGCCAGCAAACCGGAAAAAATGGCTTAGTGATTGACCGCTAGGTGACGCGGCTGCACCGCTTCCTTGCGAGGCAGCCACGTCATTATTTTTGGCAATGACTTCCTTGTCAGCCATGAGCGGTCACCTTTTTCTTACAGCGCGTTAATCAGGGCCAAATACGAAGCGATGTTGGCTTGCTGCGTCGTCAACTGAGTCACGGCGTTGTTAAGCTGAGTCACCGTGGTGGACTTAATAATGTCGTGACGGACTTGCACGGTGTTGCCGCTAGCGTCTTCGGCCGACGCCAACGTGTAGATTTCATACGTTTGCGGTTGACCGCTAACGAGCGGGTTTTTTGCGGCATACACCGTTGGTGCCGTGTCCGCGAATGCCGACGCTGCCAAGCCAAGACAAAGAATTAAAGCAAAACGCCTAACCATAGTGAAACTCCCTTAGTTATTTCCAAAGATTTGCCAGTTAGCGCCGTCTGAAATGACGCGAACGTACTTGTATTGCAGAGACAGCGCGTAGGTTGTACTGCCGTCGATAGTCTGACTGGATGTCGTGCCGACCGTGCAGGCATTCACCGAGCTATCCGTTTTCTTGATCATGTACTCGGTGCCCGTGATGCTTGCCGCCGTCGGCAGCGTCACGGTAAAAGCCGCGCTCGTGGCGTTGCAAAGAATCACCGAGTCGTTAGCGTTTGCCGTGTAGGTTGTCGTCTTGGCGGCAACCGCCGTGGCAATGGCGCCGTTGACCTGCAACACCGCGTCCGGGTAGGTGCCCTGTGACGTCGCACCGATTAAAAGGCTACCCTTGTCAAAGCCGGTGAAGTTCATGAAATACTGAAGGTTGCCGCTTGTCGGCGAATAATTCGTGCCGAAGCCGATGGTGTTGCCTTTGCCGTTGCCGGTCGTCACGTTGATATTGGCGATTGGGCTATTCGGGCTTGAATCCGAGTATGACCAGGCGATCGGAGGTGCATTGGTTTGGCTTGATAGGGATACGAAGTCCAGCGCGGCGTTACCGACTAAATTCATCATTTGGCCACCGCTTGAGTTTCCATAAGCCTCAATGGTGACGGCGGGGACAGTCGGCGCGCTCGCGAGGTAGGTGGTTGCCGTCGGAGCGTTCAGGATGATGCCGCCGCGCTGGCCGAGAGTAGCGCCGGTGCCTGACGCCGTGCCGGCGGTGATGACAACGTTGCCGCCGTTATTGCCGGCGGTAGAGCCGCCGTTCTGAGCGACGATATTAATGTTGGTGCCGCTTGCCGCCGCTGCCGCTGAGCCGCCTTCAACGTCGAGTATCCCCTGTGGCGCCGTCGATCCTATGCCAACCGAGTTGATGACGTTCAAATTGCTTCCGGTTGCCAATCCCCACGTTGGTGTCGTCAACGGCATCGTAAAAATGTCGAGAGATCCCGTTGAGCCGGGAGCAACTCCGTAGTCACCCGCAAAAATATATCCGCCCGATATTGCGATGCCGCCAAACGGAACCGTCGCCACCCCAGTCACGACATTATTAATTAACACCGGGTTGCTGCGGTTGGTGATGTCGTACATGAGCACGGCGCCACCATAGGTGGCATTCGACCCAACCGGCATAAATAGGTAGTTACCGTAAGGTACAGCCGTCATTGCGGCAGAGATTGTGTAACCGGTTGGCATCGTAACTTGAGTTAGGTTGGCCATCGATGACGGCGTGGTGATGTCGACTATATCGAGTTGCTGCACGCCTGTGTTGATTGCAACAAACGCCGTCGTGGCGCTGGAATTAATGCTCACACCAAGCGCCTCACCCAACCCCGGCAGCGTCAGACTCTGCACCAACGAAGGCACGCCAACAGTTCCAAGACCAGTTAGTGTCCAAGAATTTAGGAGACGCGTCGCATACGGACTTGTCGAATATTGCGTAGTAAATAGGTTAGTTCCAGATACGACGACACCGAATGATTTTGCAGCGCCTTGGGTATAAGTAACAACTGGAGCGGTTAGCGTACCGCCGCCGATTCCATTGCCGATATCGACGACTTTTAAACCAACCGTTTGGCAAGCTAGATAAACCATGCCGTTTGAATAAGCGATGTTGTAAGTCGAGCCCGTCGCGGACGTTAAATTGAACGTTGTCGTTATAGTCGGAGAATACGGATTTGAAACGTTGATAATGTATAGGTTATACCCGCCGCTTGACGCGACAATGATGTAATCAACGCCTGAAATTAGAGCATGAACGGCGTTATATGATCCTTGGAGTGTCGCCATGTTCGATAGCAATATAGGGGAGGCTTGATCGGTAGCGTCATAGATAGCCAGGGTGGAAGACACTGTGCCGATTGTAACGGCATACGTTTTCCCATTAACGCCGGTATAAACCAGGACATTGTTAATTTTTGACAACGCGGTCGGGTTAGCCGTTTTACTTATCATCGTAAATGGCTGGTAATACGGTTTCGATTGGTCAACATATGCCCAAGTTCCATTAGCGAGCAAGTAATCACCGGCCGCATAAGAACCAGCCGGCGGAGCCGGGATAACCCCCTGCGCGCCGCCGCTCCCGCTATCCCCAACAACCGTTGGAAGGATTGCCACGGCTTGAGCCGCCGTCATGTCTATAGCATTCGCGGTCGATCCGGTATTATTCCCCTTAAACGTATTGGATGGCATTTGAGCTAGCTTGGCGTTTGTAACTGCATTGGCCGCAATGGCCGTGGCGCTTTGCGTTCCGGTAACGTCGCCGGATAAGCTCCCGGTAAATGAAGCCGCTGATCCGCTCGTGTTCGCGGCGTTGTTCGGGATGTCCCCAGACACCAGCGCCGCCCATGCCGGCGCTCCTGAGCTTGATTGCGTCAAAAATTCATTGGTCGCCGAAGCATTGTTTGTCACAATGGCTAGAGGATTAGTGCCATTCCCGACGACTACTGCATTTGCAGTAATGGACGTATCGCCGCTACCGCCATCAGGTACGGTAACTGGAATCGCCAGGCTAATTGTGCCGCTAGTTGTGATTGTGCCGCCGCTTAGCCCAGTCCCAGCCGTTATGCTAGTAACAGTCCCGGAGCCGCCGCCGCCGCCGCTTACCACCGGCCAGGTAGCATATTGTTGCGCGTCTGCCACCGTTGCTAGCAAGAAAATAGCGAGTATGATTTTTTTCATGTTCTAAACTTCGCGTAGCAAGTGATGGTTAGCGATCCGGTGCCAGCCGATGGCGTATAGACTACTTGGAAGTATGGCGCGGCAAGTCCCATAAGTTCCATGGTGCCATGGCCGGCGGAGCCGCTAGCCGTGATGGTCGTCGATAGCGTCAAGGGGTCCCAGTTTACTTGGTCTTCGCTGACATAAAAGGCGAACGTGCCGCTTGGCGTTCCCGTCCATAGCTCTTGGCAATCAATCTGCGCGACGCCCCAAATTTGTATCACCGGGCTCGTAACCGTCGATGTCATGCTGGCGGCATTGACGATAACGGTCGGCGAGGAGCCAATGGGATAGGGCGTCGCCGAGGCGATGCCGCTGAACATGATGAGGCATATTAAAAGTAGCTTTTTCATGTTTGTGTCATATCCTCATAGACTAATGCGGTTATGGCCGTGCCCGTATTGCGAGCCTTTATAGCTACGGCGAGAGTCGTAGTGTTTGGTAGGTTGGTTGATGGT